CCAGCAAATACCTGACCACCAATCAAATTGATTGGTCTGAACCCATAAGGTCCTGATACGGTAGGATAAGCCATTTAAAACTCCTAATTAAGTTTAGTTACCTTTTCCAAAACTTACCGTGGATTTCTTCTCATTAAAGAGTGGCATCCTTGGGTCATTCTGGCGCATTAAATTATTGTCTACAGCATCCATCTGACTTTCGGCTTGAATTCGGTAATGTTTATTACGTTGTTCAACGAACTCATCTGGAGTTTTGCAAAGCAATAACCCGCCAATCTCAATGCTGTCCTTAAAGCGACTATTGGGATCAACTAACAGTTGCATTTCTGGTTGCTCTTCAATCGGCACGGGTTCCCAGCCTTCTCTCATTTTTCCTGAGACATTGCGTGGGTCAGCTGCTCCAAGGGTTGCAACACGAATCCAGCGGTAACTGTAACCAGGTGTCTTGCGAGGTTCTGGTAACAATTCAGCAGGCATCCACTGTTTAGGACGCTCTACAGTTTCACGGGTTTCGATTTCACGGGTAGTTCTGGTCGTAGTCATTTTAAGATTCCATTTTCATAAGTTCACGGGCGTACTGCTCATTGGTAAGTCCTAACTTCTTAGCAATACTTTGCTGCGAAGTGTTCAGCCTTATCTTTTTCGAAGATGTGCTGCGACTTGCTGGAGCTACAACAGTGCTAGGTTTCGACCTAGACTGAGGTTTTTCGTCTTCTACGTCCTCGAAATTCTCAGGGAACCGCTTACGCATAGTGTCGTCTATACGCTTGTAATACTCGTCAGTTGTTGCATATGCCATGCCGTTTTCCTTGACAAGCTTTTCATGGAGTCCCAACGCTAGACTGGTCATCTCGTCATCTTGACCAAACCAATTGTTTCTCTCTTGCCAAGTTGCAGCTTTCGTATCTTGCACGACAGGATTGCGAACTTGTTGTATTTGTACTTCATTTTCTCGCTCTTGTAAAGCTTTTCGATTATCGATGTTTTCAGACGCATTATTGGCTTTATCCATCTTGATTCGGGCAGATGTCATTTTCTCCTGCGCATCTACCAGCTTTTCCGAATCGCCAGCCTCATATGCTTCCCTGTATTCCCGCTTAGCAATCTCCATCTCTTGCTGGGCGGTAATTTTGTAGGAGTCAACAGCGACTTTCTCGGTTGAATTGACTCTGCCTTTTAGGGCTTTGTTTTCATCGTAGAGTCTTTTGGCTAAATCAATGGCTTCCTGACGTTCACGGTCTGCCGCCTCTTTGGCACGGCGTTCGTCATGATAAATCTTACGGAAACCAGCAATTTTTTTCTTTGCCTCGGCTGAATACTCGTCTAATTCATCGTTTTCCAATGATTCTACGAATTCTGCCTCAGACGGCTTTTTATCACGGTCTTCTGCTGGGGTGTCATCCTCGACTTCGACTTGAAAATCATCCTCTTCATGAGGGAATTTATATTCTTTCTGTTCCATACTCGTCTTCTCCTTACTTTCGTTTAATACCACGGGGATCATCCACAATACCTTCCACAGAATCATCGTTGATCATGCGGAATTCACGTCCATGAATCACCAGGCGACTGCCAGCGTAGGGGCGAACAAGGACAAAGTCTCCTTTTTTGCACCATGCTCCGCTTGGGAAACGGTTCGTGTCTTTATAACAATCAGGTCCAAGATCAACAACAAAGAGCACTGTCGTCAGTGTTTCTTCGTTTCGCACCGTTTCGTCTGCCTTAACGATGCCGCTCTCATACTCTTTTTCCTGCTCTGGGATAGCGCACAAAATGCGATAACCAGACGGTTTTGGTAATTGTGTTGCTTTTTGTTCGTTAGACTTGTCAAGCAGCTGCGTAAGATCTACTGCTTTGCCTAAGTCGATTGGACTATTCATCCGATTTCTCCAGTTTGTCTTTGAGGTCTAATACGTATCCCCTTGCGATCAGCAGACCTCGAATCTCACCGCAAGTTTTTTTGTAATCCTCGAACCGCTCAAAGTTGCCGCTCGCTGCGGCTTCCTTGACTTGGTCAATCTTTTCGTTTAATTGGAAGATCAATACATCAAGTTCTGTCATTAACTACCCCTTTTTAGGTCTCTTGCCTTGGCAATGTCCACGCCCATGCGGGTTGCTTCCATCTCGCTGCTACGGTCAAGCTTGTCTTTGTCGAAGGCAATCTTGGCACCTGCTTTTGCTCCCTCAATGTTCTCCATGGACTGGATCCTCTCCCGCTCAACTTGGATCTGCTCCTGCTTGAGCGCCACGTCAGCCTGATCCTTCTGTGCTTTACGCTGCACGTCTTGCGCTTTGATTTGCAATTCTTGCTGCTGCATCTGAATGATGGGATCTTGCGCCTGTTGCTGGGCTTGCTGCTGAGCCATAGTCGCTTGATTTTGTTGAAGAAGTTGCGTAGAAGCCTGTGCCACCAAACGGGAAATCTGAACTTCGTACTCTTCTGGAATAAAGTCTTCGTCATCGTCTTTAAAGTATGGCAACGGTGCGCCCAACTGCTGTTCGATCATCTGGCGATACTTGAATCCAAAGTGTTCCGCAATGTGTGCCTGCAGTGCAGCCGCCATCATTTGCGCTTGTGGGTTCTGACCAATGACTTTTGCCGTTAATGGATCCTGCATGAAGTTTGTATGCGCCATAATATGCGCCTCATGATCCTGATAAATGAATGCTTTAACGGGTTTTTGACGCAAAATATTCATGTTTTCGCTGATTGGATCCTGCGGTTTCTGGTCATCTTCCAGCGGAATCAGCTTTTGCGCATTCTGAATCCCTAAAACACTCAGCATTTGACGGTGCAACTGGGGCAAATTGTAGATTTGCGGTGCATTTTGAGCCAATTGCAGGACAGCTTGGTACTGTACGATCTTTTGTGCCATGGTAGCGGCGTTCGGATCCGATACAGGAATGACTGCAACGAGTTCATAGTCGGTCTTTTTCGCTTTTGGACGACCTTCTTCTGGTTCATATCCGTATTCATCCGAGGTGTAGTCCCGAATAATGTCCTTTAAGAGACCTAATTCTTGTTTCATCGAATAATGGATACGGGCTTGAACGGCGCTCATGACTTTGAGTGTCCGCTCTAGAATGGCTAGTGTCGTTCCGACAGGCGCATTGGCGCTCATGTCCGAGACTTTCATGTCGGCAGCAGAAGCAAACCTACGTCCTTCTTCGACAATCGTTCCGAGTAAACTGTACAAAACCTGACTTGGCTCCTTGTATGGGAGTGTCATTAGGTTATCTTTTATTGCTCCTGATGGTACGTCAACATCACGGAATTCCCCTGGCGCAATCGGGGTATCGTCTCCTTTGACTCGCAAGCCACGGGTCTTAAAGCCACCTGGCAAGTTCGCCAAGGTTCCAGCATCCACGAGCTGCCGAATAAGACTAGTACCAGACTTAGCAAAAGCACCGACAAGGTGGATAAGCCCAAAACAATAAAAACCAAAGCCTGGAACATAGCCGTAATGGACAAAGTGCTGTCGTTTTTGTTTGTTTTCATCTTCAGGTCTCCAGTTTCTACGAATGGACAGTATCTCTTGGGTACCTTTTTCAATCGTAATAACGTAGGGAAGGGCGATGCCTGTGGGTTCGCCGTTCTTGTCTACGTCTTCGTATCCTTCTAAATCTAAATCTACGTGCATCTCTAAGATTTTGAATCGATCATCGGAAGTCGCTCTGAAGCCCATCTTCTCCGCAATTTTCTTTTCGACTTCGTCCAGCGCTGTGCTTGGCTCGCCCAAATCTACATCACGGTAAAAGCCTGCATGCTGGAGTCGTTTGATTTCATTTTCTGTCTTGCGCATCACGTGCGTGACACGGGGCGACTGCTCTAGACTTGAGGCTCCATAGGGAACAACGATGTCTTCGGCTGGCACAAACATCGAGACCTGACGGTCTAGTGCGGGATCAAAATAAACTTTCTTAAAGGCGTTGCCTGAAAGTCCTAAACCCCAAATCATTCTTTCATGCTCGGGGCGGTACTCGGTCATCACGTCCGTCAGCTGGTAGTTCATATCATCCTGAACCCGCTGGGCGGCATCTTTCTTTTCTGGTGTCTCTTTGCCGATGATTAATGTCTTAACAGGACCTGCCGCTGGGAAGGTCTCCATGATGGTTTCGGCTTGGAACTTGACAAGGGCTTCAGATAGGAGTGGGTGATAAACACCGCAGGCTCCTTCCCATGGCTCCGACCGTTCTTCGATCTTCATGCCTAAAAGCTCAAGACCGTCTACATACGTCTGGATCCAATCTTTACGGGCGCTGATGTCATCTTCAAAGTCTCCCAGCAGATCACCCGCAATCGAGGTCAATTCGCTCTCGCTAATGTATTCGGCTAGGTTGGCATCAAAGTCTTCGGCTGACGGCTCAGACGGCGTTATTTCAATTTCCAGCCCATCGATGCCAATCGTTACAGACTCGGGATCGACAATCTCGATCTCAATCGGCTCTGATTCAGTAAGGGAATCTAACCCAACAGGGGCTTGGTATAAACTTTTCTCAATCGACATAAATTGTCCTTAGTAGTATGCCGCTTTTTTTCTGGGCACAGTCTCATTATCGTACTCATCCGAGTTTAAACGGATAAAGCCGCCCTGTCGAAATCTTAACAAAGCTTGGCTGGTAGAGTCCATTAAGTCATCGTGATCGCCGTTGGGGAAAGAAGCGCATTCTTCCATCACTTCTTCCGCCCACCTCGTGTCGGGACACCACACAAAGCCTGAAGCAAATAAATCGGATATAGCGTTTACACGGGCTATTTTATCCGAACCTTTGCCTGGTGTATATTCCTGCAGCGGGATTCCCATTCGTCTCATCTCATAAATCAGGGGAGCTCCAGCCGCTTTTTTCTCCACAATGCAGGAATCAGGCTCCCATTCTTTGTAGAGTTCCATGGCTTTTTGCTTTAGATCTGGAAATTCAAGTCGCTCTTTAAAGGCATCGAGCAGAATAATATGAGCCGCTTCGTAGCCTTCATGGTCGTTTTTATAGAAAACACCCCAAGTCGTACAGGCAGAGTAGTCAGCCCTGTTGCTTTTTTCAAACGCCGTATCCCATGACTGGATGATAAATTCGCAAAGAGGCGGTTTTTCCTTATCCCAGATCTTCCACATCTCCCGTTTGATAATCGCTCCCTCTTCCGAGGTCGGGTTTTGTTGATATTGGGCTTCCCATTTGCTGACGGGGATCTCGGCTTTGATGGCTTCGAGTTCGGACTGCTTCCAGAATTCAGACCATAAGGGCTTGCCGCTGGGCATTAAGGCTGGAAATTCAATTGTTTCCCATTCATCGCCGTCCCGCTTGACGGAGTTTTGAATGATCTGCCCAGTCAGGTCTCGCTTAGACCAGCGGGTCATAACAATAATAATCGCCCCACCTGGTTGTAGACGTTGACGAGGACCAGAACCATACCATTCATAGACTCGGTCGTAGACCGCAGGGTTTCCTTGCATGGCTTCTTGCTCGGAATGGGGGTCGTCAATAATGAGAACGTCCGCACCCTTACCCGTAACAGCGCCGCCGACACCGATAGCGAAGTAATCTCCCCCTTTGTTGGTGTTCCAGCGACCCGCTGCTTTGGAGTCAGAAGACAGCTTTACTGGGAAAATCTTCTGATAATCAGGAGAATTCACTAGATTTCGCACCTTACGACCGAATCCCGTCGCTAGTTCTGCGGTGTGCGCCGTCTGAATAATCTTTTTTTCAGGGAAACGTCCTAAAAACCAAGCAGGAAACAGATAGGAGGCGAACTCTGACTTGGTATGCCGTGGGGGCATATTGATGATCAGCCTCTTTAATGTCCCGTTCGCTACCCGCTCAAAGGCATCCGCCATGATTGCGTGGTGCCTGCCTGGAATAAAGGCAGCCCACATGTCCCGCACGAAGGGCATGAAGCTTTCCCTGCATCGCTCTCGCTTGTCCTCGCCGATCAGCTGGTGGATCTTGGGAATCTGAGGAGAGTCTTTCGGCAACACATCCAATAGCTGGATGTACTTCTTGATTTCCTCTTGGGTCAGGATCAAAGCTTAACGACTTCTTTAACGGTGTTATCGATGACCTTGAGGGAACGGACCATATACGGCTTTACTTGTAGTAGTCCTTTAGACTTCAGATCATGAACAATGCGGTGAATATTAGACTTACTGCGTAGCTGCAGTCCTGTGGCAATGTCCATGTAACTAGGTGGAAACCCTTTAACTTTAATGTATAGCTCAATGAAGTCCAACACCATTTTTTGTCTTTCAGTCATCACTCACTCCGTTCGCTCTGATACGCAACTGCGTTGCTTCTTTAATCATTCTGCTCTCCGTATATCTGAATAATTAGTCTTATAAACCGCCGTCTTTCGTCATGGCTTAATTTGTGCATAGCCGCAATTAATTCATTTACCGTCACTTCAAAAGCTCCATCGCTTTCCGCACGGAGGCAATCGCATCACCCATCGTCTCTTTCTCTTTTCCCCGCATCTCTGCTTGGAGCGCCATTAGACTCAAGATTATATTTTTAAGCTTGCTCAGTAGTAAGTCATTCTTCAATTTTATATATACCCCCGTAAGAACAAATAGGAAACGTTCTGGGGGTAGTTTGCCATAGCGTTTAAACGAAAGCAACTGGAAAATTTAAGTACCCCACCCCCCGTAGTAACGTTCGTGTTGCTAATACTTTTATGTTTCACGTGGAACATTAAGGTGGTAACGTTCGTATTGCTAAATGATGTGTGTATTATGAGCGTTTTATAGCGTATAGCGTGGGACGTGGGCGTGGGCGATATGGCTTGGTGCCCCTACCGTACCCTCGAGAAAACGGCATTTCAAAAGCTACTGGATCGTTTTCACTTTCTTGTTAGCGTTCTCAAGCAGATGCAAATGCGACTCGAGTTCTTTCTTCAATGAGTCAGTGTCGACTTGCTCTACGGTTGTCTCCACACGATCAGTGAACATGCCTACCGCCTTGCCGATCAGTTCTAGTGCTCTCAGCTGACCGCTCTCGCTTACCTCAGCCTCGTTGACCTTGTCGAATAGCTTTTGCATAACGTAGCGCCTAGCACTAGCATCGCTCTCAACTACGTTTTGCTTTGTAGCCTCCAAGACAGACTCTAGTTGCATAGTGATTCTGCTATCCCTCATCAGACGGTTCGCATTGCCTATGATCGTTGCCCTAGTACTACCTGAGACATCGTACGCAGTACTGTAAGCAGTGATGTGATCATTGCCTGAGACCAGTAGGTTTACAAAGTGAATCATCCTTGCAGTAAGTCTCTTATTGGTTGATGACTCATTCTCTTCTACTCTCATCCCATGTACCTTACCTCCCTTAGTCTTCTTTACCTCTATACGATCAATAGCAGACCGCATCCCTTCGGGGCTCATCCCGCTTGGCTTAATGCTTGCACTGGTTGCAATCGTTGTACTAGCACTGCATTGCAGGTCTTCAATAAACTCTTTTTGGCTTTTCATCTCTTGATTCCTATTCGTGGGTACTCGTTTACATTCAGGCGATTGTGATCGTTTAAACGGTGCATGTAAATGAGGTTCGCATTACGTTCGTGAACAGTTCGCAACACTGGTCTAAATTTATTTTCGAAAGCACCCTCACTTTTCCCACTGGTGCTCGTCTCTGTATGTAAGACCCTAAGATTTTTTGGTGTCGATCGTCTTACTAACCACAGAGGGCTTATGAACACACCTATTCAAGACCGTACCGAGATCCGATTAAAAAATGCCAATGCCTACGTTGCGGAGTTCTTTCCTGAGCTACCCGAGACTAGTCGCATTCTCTTGGCTGATTGCTTAGTGAAAGCACTGTTTCCGACTGATCCCGATTCTCAAAAACAGGTTGGCAAGCTCATCCCATGAGCTTCTCATACTGGATAAACATACATGCCGTTTAAACCGATTTAAAGGTACCTAGAATCGATTTGATGCTTGCATGGTACTAAGCCCTATGCTAGTACGAGATCTCTAGTAATCCAGTAACGGTGCGGGTTAGCGGGTGGTCTCGGATCATTCCATGAGCCAGTGCCAAAGTAATACCCGACTAAACCGTAGGGGATAAATTAATTATTTGCACTTCTGTTTAAACGTTCGTGCTAACATTGAGTCTCATTCGATGCTTGCATTGAGTGAGCAGTAAAGAAGACGGCTTTGATGGGTGACTCGCAATCACCTTATGCCCGAGCAGAAAGCCCGAGAGGTAATCGCTTTCGACATGACACCCACCTATCCCTAGGGGTCAGACTGAAAGCACCAGCCCTCTTGACTACGTCAGACACCTATAAACGGCAAGCCTCTATCACGTCACCCACCTAACCTATCGGGGACAAGCAAAGGCAAGCCCATCAGCCACGTTGCTGAGTACAAGGCTCTGAACCCATGCCATGCCCTCGTGAATAAGGGCATCGAGATTTAATCTCATACCGCATTGCTTAGTGCGGTAGAGGATGCAATCTCGCATCTCTAAGGAGGCTCACATGAAATTTTTTGAATACGTAAACCAGTACGTTACTTATGACAATGCCAAAGAGTACGCAGGCGTTACCGACAAAATCGCTTTTGTTTCTGACATCACTGGGCTATCAGTTGACCATCGTTTTGTTCCAGCCCTTGAGAAATTTTTGGACAATTACCTCGGTCTTGGCATTGAGGTTGCTCACGTCTGTCAACAAACTAAGGTGGGATCTGCTCCCGCTAATTTCTTTTTCTAACCCCCAGTAAATCCCATCTCAATTCGCATTGCCTGCAGTGCGAATGAGGATGTGCTTTCCCATCAAACTAAGGAGGTTTTTTTCATGCGTAAAATCGCTAACTTTTTTTTGGTAGTCCTTTCCCTCGCTGTGTTTGCCGTCTTCCTAGCAGTGTTTCTGCTCGACTGGGCGGGTGGTTGCGGTGAGGCTTTTGAGTATGCGAACGGTACATTGCATCAAGGTGACTGTATCGGTCGTGACGTATTTTTCACTATTTTTCGGAGGGTTTTTCATCTATGAGTACACGTGAAGATTGGCTTAACAATGCGGTGGGCGAGATTCGTCCCATCTTTGAATCCAAGGGCTACCCATTGCCCGCTAACATCCGAGTGACCTGCGGGTTCCCATCCCGCCACGCTCGTTCCCTCAATCGTGCGATCGGTGAGCACTGGTCTTCCAGCGCCTCGGACGATGCCACCCATGAGATCTTGATCTCGCCAGTGGTTGACGATCCTTTCGAGGTCTTTGGCATTTTGGTGCATGAGTTGGCGCACAGTGCCACTGACGGTGACGGTCACAGGGGGCGTTTCCCCAAAGTCGTGAATGCCCTGTGGCTCGAGGGCAAACCGACAGCTACCGCCATCGGTCATGCTTTCCGCAGTAATTTCAATGACCTGATCGAATCGCTGGGTGCTTACCCACATGCTCGTTTAAACGTCCAAGCCAACCGCAAAACGCAGTCGACTCGGATGATCAAGGCATGTTGCCCGCAGTGCGGTTACACCATTCGTTTATCAAGCAAGTGGGCTGATCAAGGTCTGCCCGATTGCCCAGTAGACGGTACGCAGTTCTCCCTTTAATTTTTTTCGAGGCTCAAAATCGTGAACACAAATACTCTACGTCAGTTATCCCTGATCCCCCTAGGTGTTTTGAAGTCGGCTCTGACTCAAAACAATCTCCCTTTAACCAACGACAAAACCGAGGCGATCAACGCCCTCGTTCCACTGGTCGACAGTGGTGTCGTTACCATCGATTCGATCAAGGCAAACAAAGCCATTGCGGTTGGCACTGTCATCCCTGATGAGGTTCGTAAGGCAATCACTGAGGCGGTGGTTCAGTCTCAGACTGCGGTTAGTGATGTAAACGTTTTGCGTGATGCCGTCAGTCGTTTGCTTGATGAGACATTGAAAACGCAGAGCGGTATTGAGCATGACTTCAAGGAGTTGTCATCCAAGTTGACTGCCAAGGCTGATGCGATTCAACGTCCAGTAGTCGATCAGGATGCGATCAGTGCAAGCATTCAATCCGAGGTCTCCAAGGCGTTTGATTCATTCCGCAAGGCTACCCCTAAGGCGAGGCTCGTTGAGATCGCACAGACCGTTCCCGCTTTGCAGTTGCGTAAGGTTCGTGATGTGTTCGCAGACTGCCAGCTGTCGTACGAGTTTGGCGGTGAGCGTGTGGACTTTGGTGACCTTGAGGTCGCAGTGTGGGGTGACCCCAATGCACCGCAGTTGGTCTCGGATTACATCTTCAACCCTCAGCACCTGCATCAAGCTTTGGTTGCGCTGGACAACCCATTGCCTGACAACGTGTGGCTTGCGGGTGAACGTGGCACAGGCAAGACCGAGTTCGTTACGCAGTTGGCATCACGCCTTGGTCGCAGGCTTTTCAAGGTCAGCTTTGATGAGGCTTTGGAACGTGCTGAGTTCATCGGTGGTAACACGATCGAGAACGGCAACGTGGTGTGGAAAGCGGGTGTCATTACCCAAGCAATCCAACACACTGGCGCAATCGTTTTGCTTGATGAGATCGGCTTTGCTCGGGCGCAGAATCTTGCGGTGTTGCATGCAGTGACTGAGCACTCTCCGCATCGTGCCCTTGTAGTTGCCGAGACTGGTGTGCGTTTCCCTGTTGCCTCGCATGTTGCATTCTTTTGCGCTGACAACAGCAACGGTCATGGTGATGCGACTGGTAACTTTGCAGGCGTACGTGATCAGAACACAGCGTTCATCGATCGCTTTAGCTACACCCTGCAGTTCCAGTATTTGCCACAGGCTGACGAAATCGCATTGATCACCAAGCGTACCAACCTGTCGGTTGATGCGACTGAGATCCTTGTGAAGTTCGCTAACGTGGCACGTGAGAAAGCACGTGCAGGGATCCTGACTCAACCACCTAGCCTACGCCAGTTGTTCGCATGGGCTAGAGCGATTCAGAAGGGCATCCCAATCGGCATCGCTTTTGAGAACGCTATCGTCAACAAGTTCCCCGCTGATTGCGAGAGCGAGTTGCGTGGTGTGTTCTCTGCCACGATTGATGTAGGTAATCTCAAATCATTCTTAACCAAATAATGGAGGGCATATGCTCGGTATAAATGCAAAGCGTGGGATCGCAACAACCCTTGAACGTGTGTTCAAAAGCACTGGCAACAAGTTCGACAACCTTGAGATTCTGTGGACTGGCAAGACCGCAGGCATCCTCTTCAGTCGGTTCCCTGATGGCGTGGTCGATGCGAAATTGATCTTCCCCGCAATCGATGAAACTGTCGAGATCCCTGTCAGTCGTTTCAACAACCTGATCGGCTACGCCTTGCATGAACTTGGTCATGCATGGTTCACCGACAACAAGCCTTGGGACAAGGCACGTGAGAAGGGCGGGCAGTTCTTAGGTTCGCTCATCAACGGTCTTGAAGATCCACGCATTGAGCGTAAGGTCATCGAGTCAGGCTACGCCCCAAACAGTCGTGCGTTATTCGGTGAGTTGATTAACTCTGTACTCAAGAAGGATGGGTACGTTGACCCCACCGAGAAATGTCAGATCCCTTTCATCCTCGCAGTTGAGGGTCGGCGTTTAAACGGCTATGACATCAGCGTTCCCAACATCATCGATGAGTCACCCTACGCAGAGCATTTGCACTGGGCACTCAAGAAGGCACACACCGCCAAGGAAACTGGGACTATCGTTCGCATCGCAGTTGAATTGTTCGAGCGTTTAAAAGAGCAAGACAAGCAGAGCGAAGGTCAGGACGAGGGCGATGGTCAGGAGGGTCAGGAAAAAGGCAAGGGTGGCTTTCC